AGTTGGTGTATCAATCAATCCTGCATCAAAAGCAGCTTGTACAGCATCATTTGCCCAAGCAGGTATTTCAGTTAGACTAGCCTTGCCCTCCAACTTATCTAACCTAATTAAAACATTAGCAATACTCTTTCCTTGCTCTGTTGCAGCTTGTTTAAGTACATCTTTGCTATTAGTAAGCCCAGCCACAATATCAGACAAAGCCTTAACCTCCGACCGCAGTGCAGTCAGTTCCTTTTTTTCTTCTGCTGACAATTCGTCCGCCTCCCCTTTTATTCGATCTATAATAGCCGTTGCTTTTGCCATTGCTATTTCTGATGGTTTGCTACCAGCTCTCAGCTGAGTAAGTGTTAAGCCAAAGACCATTTGGAAATGAGGGTAATCCTTAAATGATGTCCAGTCACCGCCCCAATCAAAGCCGAGCTTCTTAGCCTCTTCCACTACTTCAATCCAGTCTTTGATGTTGTTTTCGTTGTAGTCTCGGTTCATATCCCATGAAACACTCGACCCATTAGGCAGCAGTAAAGCAAAATCAACAGCCAAACCAAAATTGTGGTAACTATACCCGCCCTTTGCATTGGTCACGATAGATCCGGGTTTTGTACGCCCTTGTGCGTAGAGAGCGTCTTGTTCCGCAATAGTTCGTAATCCTTGAGTAATAACAATAGGCACTCCCCGAGCGTAACAGCGTTCAATTAAAACTGTAGTAGCAGCCAATACAACAGGATGTAACCATATCAATCTCGTAGATGATTTACTCTTTACTTGATCCAGCGTCAACACCGTTCTTCCCCTCCTTCTTCCCACCAGACTTAGACTCCAACACTGCAACGGCATCCCGCAGGATTGGCGGCATAGGCAAGCCCATTTTCCCAGCGTTCTCAATAATGCTCAAAAGCTCGTTTGCCAAATAAAAAAACACTACTGCATCCCGCAAGTAGTGCATATCACCGAGTACAACATCTATGAAGTGAGCGACCACAACAAACATAAAAATGGATACTTTCTTCGCCACACCAATGTAACCCTTCATACTTCTTAATTCTCCGTTTATCCAGGCGGCGATCCATCCTGTTACAAAATCTACGCATACTAACACAAGAAGTGCTTGTAACATAACAGTCCATCCTCCCCAAATGTATCCAACAACAACGCCTGCTGCTGTTGATACAGCTTTTATGATTTGAGCCTTGTCATCCATACGCCCCCGCCCCTTCTATCTATGATTAAAAAAACAGCCCCCGGGGATCCGAGGGCAAAATAAACGCCTACTATGCAGCACTAGCTAATAACTCTTGTACGCCACTCTTCCAGCGCAGTGGAACGTCATCGATTGTCTTTAAATCCTTTTGGATCAAATCAAAATATACTTTGACCACATTACTCACCTCCAATCAAGCCAGCGATTTCAGCGAGTGCTAGTTGCATCTCTGTTTTGTCAGCTTCTTGAGCTTCAGCGAGTTCCGTTAGAGCTAGCTTTAGTTCTGTGTTCTCTGCACGTAGCTGTTCGAGCTCCGTCTGATCCCCGGGCTTTGTCCTTTCTGCAATCTCTTCTGGTGTTAAGCCTTCGACCCAAAGGTTATCAGGTTGTAGTGGGGGAATAGGCGCTTCCTTTACTGGTTCCACCTCTTGGCTAAAGTACCATTCGTTATATGCTGCCTGATACTCATCAAGTTGAACTTGATATGCATTCCATGCGACCAAATCAAATCGAGGGTGATACAACCCGGTGGGCAACGGAATGCCTACGATATAGCCGATGATCTCTCTTGGCTGTTCTGGTTCTTCGGATATGTCCGGCTCATCTTTGATCTCTTCGTCTTCCGGCAGCGTTGGCGCTTCTTCTGGCTCTGGCTGAGCATAAATAGGGACGACCCCTGATAATGAGTCGTCCGGTTCTACATCATCTATATATAGACCTTTGAGGTCCACTTTAGGTATGGCTTTTCTCATGATATCCCTCCTTTAATCAACTCTGAACGTTGGAAGCCCATCCAGAAAAATAGCATCGCCACCCATACCGCTTAATACGTATACTTCGCCCGTTGGCATAATCTCCAATCCGCCAAATACACGATTCGCGCCACTTCCTGATAAAACACCAAAGTCTAGTTGATCCTTTGGTCTGTACCCTTCTGGCAACCGAAATATAACAAGGTTAGCGTTAACCGTTGACGAGGTGAATTTTAGCGCTCCTGTAAACTCAACAACTCCGTTAACTTTACGATAGGATGGGACTCGCGAATTGAATAGCGCAGTAAATCCGTTAAGTAACGTTGGTGCAATCCATCCTGGCGCGTCCTTCTCCGATTTCTTAACAGCTAACGTGCTGACCGCTAAACCTATCTCTATCACTGCGTCTGTTAAATCATGCAACTGCGCCTTCTCAGTGGCAGCGTAGAATCCTGTAACTGATGGTACTGGTGATTTATCCAATTTAATGTAAGAGACGCTGTAAGGCTGCGATGAATCATAATCCGCTTGCGCAATGTTAAATCTCTCGCCGTATAACGTATCTACTAGTCCGAATGTTATTCTCCGCCACTTCTGGAATAGGCGTGATGACTCGTAAACGGACATTATGCTAAAAACTTTGTATTTGAGCTTTGCTGACTCCATACCTACGATACTAATGTTAGACTCATAGTAGCTATTCCAAAGGTACGGTATTATCCGCTCCCTCGATACATACCCACTACCTACCTCTATAAAGTTATCTCCTTCTAATAGAGAAAGAGCGCCATCTTCCTGCACTGTTTCGAAGGTCGGAGATGCAAGGCGGTATAAAAGTTGATATCTACCAGTTAGGCTATCGTTTGATGTTAAAGGGACTACGAATACGCCCGATGCATCTACTATGCCTCCAGCATCATTCTTTTTCGCCCACGCTTTTGTTCCAGTTCCTGAGTATACGTTTGTTGCTGCTGGCTGACCATCTGTGAACATCCTCCATCCATTAAAATAAGCCTTTATCTCGTCAGTACTCGGTGTATAGGAGTCTCCCCAACCGGAGTCAGTAGAGGAAACTACTACATAAACTCTTGAGCTTACTGAGTTTATGGCGTAAGTATCTGCTATATTCACGTTACCATCCCGCGGTAATGAATTTCCATTATATTTAATTGCTATTGCTGCTGTATTTGGAGAAGAACCCGCAGCAATAGCCGCAGGAGCTAAAAGGTTAGCATAAACCCCCTTAGCTCCTGTTGTGCTTGCGTGGTAACCCCATGACAAAAAACCGTCTAGCACCATCTCCCGCCATAACCTCGTCACCTCATACCGTCCGTTAACCTCACGGAGTATATCCGGTTCGCTGCCATCCGTTGGGTTAGCGTGTAACTCTACTCCACCAAAGGCAATAAGAGAGTCTTCACGGGGCTGGAACGGGGTGACCGTGCTGCCGATTTCGAGTTGAATATTGTCGTAGCGCTTCGTTTGGACTGCTGAGGTATTGTAGGAAGCATAGAGTAAGAACTGAACCTCCGTTTCCGCCCCTGTATTGAACGTTACAGACTTTAACCCCGTCCCACTTACTCCTGAGGATATTCCCGTTCCATCACTGCCTTTTCGCACGGATATGACTGGTGCGTCTGTCCCTGAAATAATTGAAGCAGCGTAAGATAACGTATAGATCGTGTTAGGTAAAACAGGGTATTTCTTTGTAGTTGCATATCGAAATCCATTTGCATCTGACGTTACAGAAACGCTATTAGAATCATTTTCAATATAACTTACGCCCGTTAAAGTGCTTGCAATACCACCGTTGTAGAGATTCCTACCATATCGCCGCACATAGAGTCCATCTACTCCATTAATATTTGGAGGTACATAAGGTAAGATACGGTCTATAGCTTCACCTGTGATTGTGGTTCCAATAGCTGCGTAGTCTGCTGCGGATACGGCGTATAGACGGATTTCATCAAAGTAAGAAGTTGATGTGCCTGTGCCAGTAACCCCGAACAAAAGACGAAAGCCTGTACCTACTAATAAATTTGTTGTTGGAATCTTCGCGTACACAAATTGCCATTTCCCGATTTGTGCATAATCTACTGCACATGAATACCTTGATGTTGTTGTTCCGTAGTCACGCAATGACAGATTAATGGCACCATCAGTATACGACTCAATATATATCCATCCTGCCAAGACGTAATATTTATTTGTATCGAGAGAATTGCTATATTCTTTAAAAGCATATTTACCTGAAGCAGATGCTGAAAATTTGAATGATGTACTACCACTTTTTACGCGTTCATTTGATAAAACAATGCCAGTTGCTGAGAATGATAACCCTGTTAAACTCTCTCCACTCCCAGCCCCACCAAGTAAATCTATTAACGTCCTACCCTGTACCTTTAATCCTTGTAGTCTAGCGTTCTTTGTTGCGTTTAGAATTTGCTGTCCCGCTGCTAGGATGACATCGGTTGTAGATTCCGAAGTTACTCCGGAAAGGTCCGTTAAGTTTTTGCGAAATGCTTCGTGATCGTAGGCGGTGTAGTAACGGGCAACCTTGGAGCCGATAGCCCAAGCCTTTGGCGTCGTTCCATCAAATCCCCGCATACACCCAGTTAACGAATTCCCCGACTTTCCCGTATAAAGAATCGTCTCTGAACTCTCATCACTGCCGATTGTAAACACGTTTGGGGCTGCTGGCAGCTTTGTTGCATCTACCACAGCTATAGTTGTTGCCGCTGTCGTGAGTGCCGCTGATAGCTCAGTTCCCGGCGAATTGGCTATCGCTGGATACATAGTTTGTTGTGCCAATAGATTCGCCCTCCTTAGCTTAGATCAATCGCGATTTGACCAACCGAAAATTTAAAAATATCGTTTGTTAAAATACTTTTAGGATCAGTTAAAGGTCCGTAATACAATAAGTTTCCACTTGTTATCGCATCACGAATTCCTAGATGCGTGAGTTGCCCCCATGGAGCGGTTGCCACTGGATACGGAATTTCTGCACTATTCTTAATTGTATACACCCCATTAACAGCAGCAGGAGGTGTAAACACCACTGCCTGTCGAGCGTAAGCACCTCCGGTTACCTCTTGCCCGGTATCTGCTGCAGTTGGGTTGCTGGTATAGAGAGCAATATATAAGCTTGTCGGGCGTGTGTAATTCGTATTTCTAAACACCTGATTTAACAGTGCAATTGCTAAATAATTTGATACGTTCAAATCTTTCGCCTCCTATTCGAGTTTGTATTCATTTGTGATTCTGAAATTCGATAAAGTATTAGACCCATTATTGGTCAAGATAATAACTGCTTCTGAACGGATATTACCGCCTGATTGAATGCTTAGTGTTGTTGGGGAACTGGAGATCACTTGCTCGGTGATATGCTCTTGAACCGAATAAGCAAACGGGTCGAAGGCTACCAACTCCAGTTCAAACATCCCTATGCTGTTATAGATCAACCTTTCTAGTGATGCCGATCCAGCATATCTGACCAGATAGAACTTATCCGGTTCAAAAGCACGTCTTAGTTCCATTGTTCTGGGTCTACCATTAGCATCAGTCAGATGCCTTGCAAGAGCCCTTACCCGTTGTTGCAAACCTGCTGCACTTGGTAAATCGTAATTAGTACCATCCGCAACAAATGCACAAGAAAAAGAAAAGACGCGTTCCGTTAGGTCCGCGCCAAAGTCATATTGCCCGTGTTTACCAGCTATTTCTACATTCATATCTCGGGTGCTAGGGAGCAAGGGGTCTTTGGTCTCTTCAAGCACTCGAAACCCTAGATCTACGTCCCGAACACCTCCGAGAGTGATACTACTTGTCATATTAATCCTAGCCCCCTTGTTGCCACAGTGAGTGAACTCATTTGACGGCGAGATACGTTTTTCTCTATCTGCTTGCCGTCCAGATAGATGTTATTGTGCAAGACCATATCTCTGTCACCCAGCAAACCGCCTTGCGTTCCACCGGAAGCCCTAGCATCATTCGCTAATGGTTGAATACGGCTGTCAATTGCACTGAGGCTTGGCGAACTGAGATCCATAGCGGCGGCATCAGCCATGTCCTGCGCAGCACCTTCGACCGCTGACATTTGGCGTTCCATCCCTAGAGCCAAGCCCTTTCCAATAAACTCACCAATGGCGATCATTACGCGACTTGGAGATTTGATCTTCAAAGTGTCCTTTATGCCATCTGTTGCAGCTTGAGCCGTGGCAGCTGCTGCGTTGTTGATTGCCGCGGTGCCTGACTGCATACCTTTAATAACACCATTGACGATCTGTAGGCCGTAATCCTTGGCTTGAGCTTCCGCCCACTTCTTTTGTGCGGCCGTACCGTTAGCCAACAAGCTATTAAGATAGGCTATCTCATTAGACATGTTCGTCGATGATGTTGCCGCCTTTGCCGTTTTCCCCACCGTAGCAAGGATTTCATCCACCGCTGCCTTGATGCTGTTCTTCGTGCTGTTAAGACCACTCAATAAGCTCTCCCCGAAGGATTGCCCAGCATCCTGCCATTTCGGATTATATTCCGCTAGTAGGTCGATCAGCTCCTGATTGTTACTGTCGAGCATCAAACGCCGTACCTCAGCTTGTAAAGCCTCTTCGGTGTTGAGCGCCGTGTAATGAGTCTTTGTAGAATCCATCTGAGCAGTAAGGCTGTCAGTGGTCGCTTGAGCCTTCTTCTCTTCTGTGCTCTTCTTAGTCTCATACTCCTGTTTCAGCAACTCAGCCTTTTGTTCGCCTTGTGTCTTAATCCGAGTCATTTCAGATTTCAGATCATCAATCTGAACCTGGCGCTGTTCGAGAAGGTGTTTCCGCTCCCGCTCAGCTAGCATGTCATTGAGTTCTTCTTGTATCTTCGCTCTTGATTCAGCGGTGTCGGCGTCAGCCAATTCCTTCTGTTTATCAGCCAGCTTCTTTTGATAGGCTGCTTCTTCTGCGGCCTTATCCTCAGCTTTGGTCAGACCTTCAATACTGTCGATCTGATCTTGTAAACCCAGTAACTGTGCCTGAGTCTGAGCATCAAGCGTCTTAATCATCGCTTGATATTCAGCGTCATATCCAGCAATGATGGCGTCTGATGCTGCCTTGTGCTGGTCAATGCGCTTTTGTAAGGCCTCTGTAGCGACCTTTTCCTCTGCTGAATACCGAGCCTTTAGGGCAGTTACGGCAGCTGTGCTAAGCGTTTCAATTGATTTGACCTGCTCGTCATATAGCTTCTTTGCTTCTGCCGCTGCTTCTTTGGCAAGATCAGTCCGGATCTTATTGACCTGCTTATCGATAGCAATACGCTCAGTGGTGCCGACCTTATAGCGAGTTTGAAGCTTCTCCCATGCTGCAAGCTCCTGCTCAATGGATATCTCATTGGCTTGTTTCTTAGCCTCAATGTACGTCTTGGAGGCTTCAAACTGCTTCTTGGCCTCAGCGGCAGCTTCCTTGGCGATCTGGTCATTTGCCTTTTTGATTGCAAGATTAATCGTCTGAATTTGGGCGCTGGTCTTGGCGTATGCAGATTTGACCTTTTCGAGTGAGGCGATATAAGCCGTTTCATCAAACTCACCCATTTTATACTTATATTGAGCCGTATCTAAGGCCGCATTGAATGCTTTGTTTGCTTCCGCTGCTGCTTTAGTCGCTGCCGCCGCTGCTGCTTTCTGCGCTTTGGTTGCAGCTGCCGCGGCAGCCTTTTGAGCTTTTTCAGAAGCTTTATTCGCGTCCTTAGTTACTTTCTCCGCGGCTTTGGCAGCTGCTGCTCCAGTCTCACCAGTTAGCTGTTCAATTGCTGCTTTAGCCTTGCCTTTAGAGTTGTTTATCCCTACAGCAAGACCCTCAGATATGTTTTCCCCGTAGCCGGTTGTCAGCCGGGAAGGCGAATGAATACCAAAGAAGTTTTTAATCGAGTCACTGATTTTGGTGGCTACTTCTTTGGTTTTATCCACCACAGCGCTCGCCATACTGCCGATACCATTGACCAACCCTTGCATGATTTGTTTACCGATTTTAGCGAGGTCGATACCTTTGAAGAAAGACATGACCTTGCCCCATATACTCTCAATGACTCCTTGAATCGTGCCGAAGATATTTTTAACGCTACTGAGCATTCCTTGAAAGTTAGCAGTTATGCTATTCCATATGCCCTTTGCAACTCCAACAACCGCTTGGGATAACGACTCCCATATAGATGCACCCAATGTTCGGAGTCTGGTAAAAATACCAATTCCCTCAGTGAACATATTTTTAAAGAAATTGATAACTCCACTGACCATTTTAGAAATTAGGCCATTCGCAGATGACTGTAATCCCTTGAAAGCATTAACTATACCTTCGCCCATGCTCTTCATTAAGCCAACACCAGATTTTAATAGGTTGGTGAAGAGCGTCTTCAGTCCACCAAGAAAGTTGAGTGTCATTAAACCCACGATGAAATCAATCGCACCACCGAGCAGTTGCTTAATACCTTCCCACATCTTACTCCAGTCCCCTGTAAAGAGTCCGGTGAAGATCTTAATGAGACCCATTATGATGTCTAAAGCGCCGCTAATGACGTTCTTGATGGCTGTCCATGCCATGTCGATGATGAACAAGATGGCTGGCATAATGAATTCGATAACTTTTTTTATTGCATTAAATGCGTTTGTCACAGCTTGCAGAATCTGCGTTCCGTTTTCATCCCAAAACTTTTTAATCTTATCGATCTGCCCCATGATGAAATCACTAATTACTCCCCATACAGAAAGGGCTACACTTTTAATGGATTCCCACGCCGAATTTATAGCATTTCGCACGGTTTCGTTTGTGTTATAAAGATAGGTGAGTCCAGCCACCAACCCTGCGACACCTGCGATTATCAGCCCGACCGGACCTGTTAGCGCGGCGAACACGGGCATTAAAGCAGAAACCGAACTAACAACATGCCCTAAAATTACAAGCAAAGGACCAATAGCAGCAGCGATTGCCGCTATCGTGATAATCAACTTTTGCGATTCTGGACTGAGCGAACCGAATTTCTCAGCAATACTAGCAATTTTGTCAATCAGCGGTTGCATAGAGTCGACCGCTTCCAGCACCACAGGCATGATAGCATCCCCGATAGTTATAGCGATATCGCTCAGTTTGTTCTTAAGAATCTGCATTTGACTGGCAAATGTTTTATAACGTTGCTCTGCTTCATGGGTTAGTGCCGAATTTTCATCCCATGCTTTATTTGATAGATCAACAGCCCCTGCGAACAACTCACTAGCATTACCTGCACGCAGTAAGCTGTCCCGAAGGCGGATTTCAGAGATGCCCATTTCCTCCAGCATGTTAATAGCGGAGGTTCCTGCTGAATCTGCATCACCTAGTCCGTTAATAAATGCACCAAGAGCACCAACAGCATCATCTTTGAATGCTTTGCTGAATTGCTCTGATGTCATTCCCGCGATCTTACCGAAGTTCTGTAAATCGACTCCACCGTCAACGATGTTACCCATTTGAGTTTGAGTCATGCCTAAAGCATCCGCCAAGGCTTTAAATTCCTTGCTGTTATTGTCTGCAAGTAGTTGCAGATCTCGGAGTGACATGCCTGTCGCTTGTGTGAGAGCATCCATTTTGTTCATCCCTGATGCAGCTACTTGCATACGGACCATAACCCGAGAGATTGCCGAACCGCCCATTTCCGCCTCAATACCTACAGATGATAGAGCAGCTGCTAAACCTAAGATATCAGCCTCAGACATACCGACCTGCGAGCCGGCACCAGCCAGCCGTAAAGCCATATCTGTGATTTCAGATTCTGTAGTAGCGAAGTTATTACCTAGCGCAACTATTGAGCTACCCAGTCGGTCAAATTGATCTTGCGGCATCTTAGTGATATTCGCCAACCGCGCCAAGGCACTGGCAGCTTCGTCACTGGTCATATTAGTTGCAACACCTAAGTCAACCATCGTCTTAGTAAATCCGAGGATCGCGCTAGTTTTGATACCCAACTGTCCAGCTGCTTCGGCTACTCTTGCGATGTCAGATGCAGATTGAGGCATCTCTTTCGCCATATTGCGGACCCCATCACGCAACTGAGCAAACTCAGCCTCCGTAGCATCAACCGTCTTCCTCACACCTGCAAAGGCAGATTCAAAGTCAGATGCAACCTTAAGTGAGGCACCGCCGACCGCAACGAGAGGAACCGTCACGAGTGACGTCAAAGATTTACCTACATCAGCCATGCCCTTGCCGAACTTATCTACTGACTTCTGCGCTTGTTTCATTGCATCATCTAAGCCAGTGTTATTCCCCAAGATGTTAATGACTAGATTGCCAAGTAAACTCATGATTCCCCTCCTTCCGGCCGCTTGATGCGGGGACCATATTTCTCACGGAATGCCGCCCGATCTGGCGTTTGATTGCCATCTCCCCGAACTCGGCGTTCCTTCTTCGGCTGTTCTTTCGCACCAAAAAGGCCGACCCCAATGCGGCCGACCAAGATGTTCGATTTATTCTCTTCATGCTCCATTCCGTAATCGTAGTACATCATTATTTGTGTGAAGGACATGTGATCAAGCATATATTCAGGTGTGGCCCAGGAGTACATTGCGCCCATCCGCGCAAAAATACGCCCCAACTCTATTGGCTGGGGCTTACCTCGTTTTTTTCTGTTTCATTTCCCGCTCTTTCCTTGACCGGCTCCAGTACAAATTCAATGAGCTTCAGGAGTTGGTTAAGGTCAGTATTATCAACAATCCAATCTGCGTTGACTTCCGGGAAGGACGGCCGCAGGATACTTGCCACCTGATCCAATAGCAGTGGGAATGTATCCTGACTGCCTGATTGCAATTCATCTGAATTCTTTGCGATGTCCAATGTTACCCGGGAAGGGATGCGCGATACATCAATCCGCTTTCCTGCCAGAATGACCACACGTTCATCTATGATGATCTGATCCAAATCAAGAATGACCTGTTTTTTCGCCATTATCATTACACTCCCTGTTCGTCGTAGATTTCGAATAGTTGTTCGCCAACAGCGCGGCTTGCATCCAAAGTACCGTTCATCCGAATTGGTGTAATTGCAGGATCTTCTGCATCGGCTTCAGGGAACGTGATATTAAGACCGCTTTCCGGCGTAGCTTTGTAAATAGTAATCTGAAATCTTTTTCCTTGGTCATCATAGTTCGTGATACGTGCAACTCTTGGCTGGAAGGTACCAATACCTCCGGATAGGAACCGTTTTGCTGACAAGGGAGTATAGGTGTAGTTGACCGTTACAGCGTCACCTGACGTAATACCGCCGCCCTCTACCCTAGCAATGACAGAAAAACCCGCGCTATCTACGGCTAAGATGTAATCTGTTCCAGCCACCAATGTAGTTGCACCCTTCTTTACAGTGACGGCAGTAACGACTGTACCAGCTCCGTTCTTATTCAAAAGACGCTTCTGTGTTTGTCCGGTTAAGGTCACCGCTTCATTAGTCACAGTTTTTGGGGTGCCAGCAATGTTCTCAATCTTATCGATGCCGCCACGAATTGTAGCCAGAGTAGCGAGATTGATTTCCATCAGATCCCCCTCGATGCCAGCGACGTGATTGCTCATTCCTGTCTTGATTACCCCGGCGTTGTCGCTAGTCACGGTCATTTCATCCCACGTTTCCTCGAATACGATACTGTTCATCGCTCCGAGGTCAATGAGACTGTTCACATCTTCGCCAACCTCGAACTTTGCGGAACCGAAACGGATAGAACTTGCTTTCTGAACTGTTGTCATATTACGTCCCATTTTTGTTATTCCTCCCGATAAATGATTTTGAAATCTGTTGCTATGTGATAGAGATTTGTGCCACTCTCGTACATGTCCCTGCTGCCTTCCCATACGCCTTGCAACACCCTAACCCCGCCCATGCTCCCTTTGTAACGCTGGAGGGCACTACGGATCTCTTCTGCGAGTTCCTTTGCCTCACCATATTTAGTTGAGAACACAGAAAACTGAAATCGAGGGTAGGCAACAGGAATGTTATGGTGAGACACTCCCGATATCGCTAGATATGCAATTGCCGGATATGTTGGTTTCTCAGGTAGCCAACCGGGATGAATTCGATTGCCTACAACCGACTGAATCTCTTTAATGGATAGCAAGTAATCTCTCAATTTTGTTTCTATCGCCATTAGGCACCTACTCTCTCAACCACAGCCTTAACGCCCTCTATCAGCAGCTTCCTGACCTTCGCCCTGCTCTTGTCCATTGCAGGTCGCATAAATGGACGTGGAGGCTGGTGACTGCTGCCATATTCGTAGAAGGTAACGTAAAAAGGGGCTGACGCTGAGATATCTCCATTGCGTGCCCCTACAGATACATTTGCGTAATAGTTACCTTTTTTTGATATTCCAATGTTCATCTCAAGTGAGAAACGAGTCTTTCCAGTCTTTCCGATAGGCGCTCTTGCATCTGCCTCCCTAAAGACAATCTCAGCCGCCTTAGAAATAAGGTCTCTTATCTCCTTGGTGATCTCGGTATTGGCTCGCTTGAGTTGACGAATTATCTCGTCCGCACCATCCACACGGATATTAGACCTTGAATTCCGGCGTGCCATTATTGACGCTCCTTACACATGAGTTGTAGCTCACGACGATTATAGTCTGGTTGGATTGTATAGAGGATTTCAAATTCTTGATCCTTGTATTTGACCATCATTGTACGATCTATCCCAGCACGGTACCGGATGGGTATTCTGGTGGTTACGTCAACATCTGTTTGTGCTGCTGCTGTCCGCTCGCGTCCATTCAACGGGTGTATTCCTGCCCAGACCTTGCATACCTCCGGCCAAACATCCAGAGGCTGCCCCCATGAATCAGTCTCGTCTTCATTCGGTGGACGAAGGATAGAAATACGTTTATTTAGCTTCCCAGCCTCCATATCACCACGTCCTATCCATATCTAGAAGAGCATCCACAGCAAAGGGCGGTTTCTCACGCTTCTTCTCCGTAGTTGCTTCCCGAGTTTCGTACCAATGACCAACCAACATCAGGATTGCAATTTTGGTCTTGCGAGGAACTTCTTCTGGCTGCATCCCTGCTGTGAATTCAATGCGTACAGGATATTTATCTGTCGTTCTAAGAGGCGGATACTTAAATGATGATAGAAAAAGATCCGCTTTGAAATTGTCTGAATAAAGAGTATAGAATGAGGGTGAAATCACCACCATAGCGCCTTCACTGTCCGTAAATGAAACAGATTCGATACTCTGGCAAGGGGCAGGCAGACGAAAAAACAGATCAGCAGGCGATTGGGTTTCGAACTTCCTTTTAGCCAGTCTCTTCCACTGCCTGTCCTCCGCATATTCCCGAGCCGCAGAGATTAATCCGCTGATTAGTTCATCCTCATCTGTTTCATCTTCCTCAAGCCTTAGATGCCTCTTTGCCTCCGCCAGTGTCACTGGTTCCTCCATCGGCTCCGATATCTGTCTTAGCATTCACCTCACCTGCTTTCAGCTTTTCCTCCGCTTCTTCAGCAGCTTCCTTGCCCTTAATTCGTTCTCCATTGGAAAGCTCAAACGTGCCACCGCCAACATGTTTCGGCCATTCTTCACTATCTGCGGCAGTCTTGGCCTCCTTGCCGATCACATTAGCAGCACGAAGCACTTCCTCTCGTTCTTCATCAGCCTCAAAGGTAGTTCCTGCCTTAACAAGATCTCCGGTCTCGGCATCATAGAAGTCAGATGTCACTAAGAATGGTTTTGTCATCGTTCATTCCTCCTATAAAGGGGGCCTTTCAGCCCCCCTTTATTTGTTAGGCTTGTGGGACATCCAATAATACATAAGGGCTGACCTTAGTGACTCCATCTTCTAGAGTCAATGGAGAGATAACCCAAGGCTTACCGTCAACGTTCCAGAAAGCTTTGATAACCGTTTTGTTAGAACGGAAGAGTACATGCTCAGAAGCATCAATGAACGGGCCGGATCCGTCTTTAATCAGGTAATAGTAGAAATCCACCAGTTGTAGATCGCCCTTAGTACCGAGCGGCTTGGTGCGTCCAGTGAATCGGATAGGAATGCCCGCCAGTGTTGATGGGATACCTTTGGTCGCATCTCCTTGAATGAAGATGTAGCGACCGGAAGGGTCAGTCATAGTCATGAGTTGGACCAGAGTGGATTGATGGGCCACAAACACCGCGCTACCAACAGATTCAGGTAACAAACTGGCGAGCATGCTAACTACATCAAAATAGGTAATTTCATTAGCTGTCTTTCGTTTTACTGTCAAGGCTCCAGTAGCATTCAGTACACCCAACGGCTTACCTGTACCGTTACCAGTTAGGAAGGCCACATCCTCAGCAGCCAGCATTGCCCGGGAAAGCAGATTCCGAATAAAGGTGTCAGCAGCTTTCCAGTTACGCAACAACTTATCCGTTACAACGGTAGTAGCTGCAACCTCATGCGGTTCAAGGGAGATTTCTTTCATCTTCGCGTCAGTTTCGGGCTTTGTGCCACCTTCCTCAATCCAGTCAACTTCAACTCCGGCATAAACACCGTTTGATCCTTGATCCAGCGCCGGAATAGTGATCTTGGAATCAGGCGGATCGCCTGCAGGAATAACCGTGGCACGAGGGCGGACAATTGCGGCCTGTGGATTCAGTTGTAGGATGTTATCCGGCATAAATTGGGTAGGGAGGAACTGGTTCGCACCACCTGCTCCACCAAGAGTCCATTCGTTTCTAAATCCAAGGAGTTGTGATGCAAAAGCTTCAGGAACTGCACGACCACCGCCTTGTCCCTCATTTGTTGCAAGAGCTAGGTGACGGTTTTTCTGGTCACCGAAACGAATTGAGCTTACGAACTCTCCGAAATTGGTGAATCCACCATCATCCTTTTTTTCTTTCTGAACTGGGTTACCACCCAATGCAGCCGCTGATGGACGATATGGCGCGACTGCCTCATCGAGTTGACTCTCACGGGCAGCCACCGCTTCCTCACGCACAACTTGATTATCCAGAGCAACAATTTTTGCCTCAAAGCCATTAAATTCAGCTTCTTCTGTCTCGGTAAAGTCGCGTTTCTCTGTTTTGGCTTTATCAAGCAATGCACGTTGTTGTGTGATTAATCCTGCACGTTCTTGCAGCATTTCCTGTAATGTTGGCGCTCCTGCTTCAGCAAAAAGTTGCAAGTTCATCGATAATTTATTGTTCTTATTTTTCATAGAGTTAAAGCCTCCTATTTTCATGTGATTTAGTCATTCGTTCATATAAAGCCAGCGGTGTCCGAGGCGTTTCCTCGCCTTTTCCATTTGCTGGTGGTACTGTTTCTGATTCTTCCGTCTCCTCAACAACTTCCAGTGTGATGCTTGGCTCCGGTGCGGTAACGGCGACCAGCTTAGGGGCGTTCTTGTACTGCTTCAGATCCATTATCTGTCCGTTAATAGTTAAAGCCCCGTTGCGGACAGCAGCGGCAATTTGCTTTGTCTGCTCAATCTCATCAGCAAAACCAAGTTCGATAGCACGCTCGGCGGAAAGCCACGTCTCAGCTTCAAGAAGCGCGACCAACTCGTCCCGTTCTACACCCGATTTGTCTTGATAAGCAGCTATCATACTTTCACGAGCAGCGTCCAGATCATCGGCCATCTTCCGGAAATCTGTTGCATTCCCCATTGCGATAGTCCATGGGCTATGAATCATCATCATGGAGTTTCGAGGCATATACACTGTGTCCCCGGCCATAGCGATCACTGAGGCGATACTGGCGGCAATGCCGTCGATATACACATTCACATGGGCCTTGTGTCGCTTCAGCATGCTATGAATGGCTTGGCCCGCGAATACATCGCCTCCATCGCTGTTGATATAAACGTTCAGCTCTGAAATATCGCCAAGGGAATCCATCTCGCTCTTAAAAGTTTGTGGCGTAATCTCGTCACCCCACCAGGTTTCCGACTCGATTATCCCGTAAAGCTGTAGCTCCCCTTTTCCCTGTCCAGCAGCACGAAAAGACCAAAACTTATTCCGCTCCTTGGCGGTCGTTTTGGTCTCAGCTCTTATATATTTGGTTATCGTCATTTTGTTGTATCACCCCCTTCCGGTGATGATTGAGCGTTTGCCGCCCTAGAAACTGTAATCATATTGCCGTTAACTAGATAAGGTTGCCCACTACCGTCCGGTGCCGGGTTACGGTCTTCAATTTCATTCCAAGCGTCTCCATTAATGATTCCGTTCTGCCTCTGGATTGCCAGACCTTCTTGACGGCTCTTGTAATCGCCTCTCAGGAGCCCGTCCACGTTGAATTTCACGTAATATCCTGCCGCCCGTTCCGAAGGTGTGAATAGTTTCCAGTTGGCAGTCTGCTCAATCCGTGTCAGGTACGGCATGAGTGTGTGCATGACGAATTCGATACCCTGATGCTCTATGTTGTTGTTCGTGGAGCGCTCCAGGTTGGCGATCATGTGCGGCGGAACTCGGAATAAACCGCATATCTCATCACGGTTAAGTTTACGAGTCTCTATGAACTGAGCATCTACAAACGGCATCGGTATACGCGAGAACTTCATTCCTTCTTCCAAAATTAGAGGCTTCCATGAGTTACCTAGTCCAACGCCTTTCTCAGTAATCCACTCCTGCAGTCGGCCATAGGCTAATTCACTTAAAGCCTGCGGATGCTCCAGGACTCCACCGACATTCATTCCATTTTTATAAAAGTGGGAATTGAATTCAGATGCCGCCATACCCATACCGATTGCTTCAGCAGCCATACGGATTGGTGAATATCCCACAATTCCATCGAAACCGAATCCCGGAACGTGAAAGATGCGCTCTGTTGGATAAATACCATCACCTGCAACCTGATACTCAATTTCTTTGGTGATAAGGTTCCGTTGTGGATAGCATTCATTCCATGGAATTGGATAGATATCTGCGATCTGACCACGCCGATTGACTGACAAAGCCGAATAACAATTCCCAGCTGTAGCCAACTGCCCTACCTGAGCCTCTCGCCAGCTCTGAGAGGTCATTTCGCTATTTGGGCGATCATGGAGCAATCCAAACACCGGATGATCGTCTGCTTTGTCCTTTCCGCCTTCAAGACGTTTCTTATAGACGAATAATGGCAGAGTCCCAACACCTTCAGCGAGAACTCTCACACAGCTGAATACCGTAATAAACTTCATCGCCTGTGCTTCAGAAACACTCTCTCCTGAAGTTGATTGTCCGCCATAAAGCCTCTTGCGAATATCGTTTGTAAAGTCCTCAATAGAGTACTCTTTTTCAGCGAGTATATTTGTAAGAAAACCCATCAGCTACCCCTCCCTTGCTTTTTCGAAGGGTATCCAGCCCATATCATAAGCGATCCACCTATGATGAGTGCAGCTGGTGGAAAGACCATCCATATGCCAGCACAGCATGACAAAAAGCCCGTGATCAAGCAAGCCTCCCGAACAGTATCCTCTCGAATTTTTGGTTTTTTCACAGTGAGCGTGGCCCCCTTTTCTCGTAAACTGATGTTTTGTCTTCATGGACGATACACCGAGCCAGCGCATTGATTGTCGCCGCCACTCCGTCAATACGACCGCTTGATTTCTTCTTAGATGGAGCCACATTCTCGTTCTCATCCATCCGGACAACAGTGTTATCAACCATCCAGCGCATGACAGGGTTTCCGCCGTGGATCAAACGCTTTGATACGGCCAACTTCTCGAATTCCTGAGTCGCTTCAGACAGGTTTTTAAGCGTCTGGCTCATTTCAACCATCGTAAATCCATCATCGGCAAGCTCAAGAGCTGTCTGCGTGGCTCTCCATGGGTCAAAGGCGATCTCCTCAATCTTGTACATCTTCCCGAGGTCATTGATAGTTTTGCGAATAAATCGATAATCTATGGCATTTCCGGGAGTGGTATATACCAGATCCTCTTCAACCCAATTGGTATAGAGTACCTTATCCTTCCCTTCCTTCTCTTGGACAGCATCCTCCGGTATCCAGAAGAACACCAGCACGATGTATTCACCATCGCTGTGATCCGGTGGGAAGACCAGGGCAAAGGCTGTAATGTCGAGCTTGGTTGATAAGTCCAGCCCTCCGTAACACTTCCTACCTTTCAACTGATCCAGTTCAATCTTGCCTGCGGAGGCATCCCATTTGCTCATAGGAATCCATTTCACTGCGGCGTTGGTCCACTTATTCAGATCTTTGATCAGGAAATTGACATAAGCAGTTGCCATCTGTTTCGCCTTATTGGCTTGTTTGACCATATAATCAAGCTCTTTGGAAATGCCAAGGTTCGGATTAGCCTTCATCCAGACTGCCGGATCAAAGACGTCATCGTCGTCATCTATAGTCGCGATGTACGCAAAGAAGGTCTCGTCCGGCTGAATGCCTTTCAAGACCTTCATGGCATATTCTCTCAACTGATAACATGGTCCGTTCTGGTTAATCCCAGCTGTGGTGATTACGTAGATTAACGGTTGCTCCCGGGCAGACGTACCGGACTCAATTACATCGTACATGGCTGAACTCTTATGAGCATGATACTCATCAATCAGCCCTCCGTGAACGTTCAAACCATCCTGTGAGTCCGAATCAGCTCCCAGTGGTTCAAATTTCGAACCCGTATCGATCACATGGAGATTGTTCTTGTAAACACGGAACTTCTGCATCAGATCCGGCGAAGCTTTGACCATTCTGGCAGCTTCGTCAAAAGTGATCTTAGCCTGATCCCGCTTTGTCGCCGCAGCGTATACTTCAGCTCCATATTCCTCATCCGCTACCGTCAGATACAACCCGATGCCGGACACTTTGGTGGATTTCCCATTCTTCCGGGGAATCTCTTCGTACACCGTTCGGAATCGGCGTAGCTGCGTAGTTTTATGGAGCCATCCGAAGATAGAACCTATGATAAACTCCTGCCACAGTTGCAGTTCGAAGGATTGCCGTGCCCATTTCCCTTTCGAATGACGAAGATACCCAAAGAATTCAAGTGCATGCTCCGCTGCTAGATCATCAAAATAGTATTCAAATGTACTGACATTCAGCTCGGAATCTCTGAGGTTGTCCAGATGCCGTTGACACGCCAGCCGGACCGGTTCACCTGCCGGGATGTCACCGGAAAGAACCCGCTCCGCGTACTTACGTACCGGGCAGGTTACGTCTTCTTTGTCCATTCAGAAATCCATCAAAGCTGTTTCTATCATCTTTTGGCGGTCCGGCTCCGCCCGGCAGGATGTCCGGAGCTTCCATCCTCGCCCGTGCCGAAGGTGAAAGGCCAAACTCGGCACAAAATGCCTTAATAACCATCGACTCCTTCTGTATCACCGCAATCTCCGGCCGAGCTACAAAGTTAGTGGCTCCCGCCTTATTCGTGTATTCATGGAACATGGTTTTTGCCTTCTTCAGTGACTTGTGAGCCGCAACCATCCGACCATATGAGAGGCAATATGCCTCAAATGTACCGAGGTCAACTTTCGTCAGTAGTCCGAGCCTATACAGCTCCGGCGAAAGACGCCGCCACTCTTTTTTTGCTGTGATATCCATATAACTCGGCGGTTCTGGCAGTGATGGCGGTGCATTTGGTTTCGGTTCATTCTCCGGGGCCCGGTCTTTCCGGTACGTCCCCTGCATCAGTTTTAACTCTGTCGGCTTCGTCTTCGGTCCCCTCTGACCCATGATACCCCCCCTTATGAAAACTCGACTTCGCGTTTTGGAAGAGGGCGCACGGTCTCCAATTCAAAATGTCCAAAGGATTTAGACCCCCCCTACCTACTTTTAGTTAGCGTCATGTTAATACCGCTTTTTTTAGATGATTTAGTTCATTCTATTTTTCAACGCCTCTCCTAATCGATTTAAAGGACGTTTATAGCGCATTAACTAACATGCCTCTACTAGTATCAACTTTCATATATGAGCTGTCTGTGAGGCGTTCATGTGTGTCTATGGTGGCGTTTCTACTATTACTCTCATTTGTTCCTTTATCCATCTCTTAATTTCAGTTACCAAACCCTCCATCCTCCTTCGCTGTTTTAATACCATGGCATGTTGCACACAGTGGCTGCCAGTTCTTTATATCCCAGAACAGCCTCATATCTCCCTTATGCGGAATGATGTGATCGACTACGGTAGCTGCTATATCCTCTCCACGCTCTTCGCAGTGGACACACAATGGGTGGTGTCTCAGATATCTGATGCGAGCGAGTTTCCACTTATGATCATAACCACGTTGGTATGATGTGCCTCTCTGCTGCTCTCTGAGCTTCGTGTGCTTGGTGCAGTAAGTACCAGACTCTATCAGTTCAGGGCAGCGTGGATAGGAACAGGGTCGTTTAATCTTGGCTGGCATCTGTCGGTAAGTCTGGCCCAGCCTCTTCGTGGTCAATGTACACCGGACTAATCGCCCCTTCGATAATAGCAGCTCGCTCTTCTGGCGTTAATGTGCTGATGTCATCTATCTCCAATGTGCGTTCAACATAGTGCTCACCCATGCTTATTGTGGTCTGTACTCTTAACATTGTCTTCACCCTTTCTTTTGGATTACTGCTTTTATCAAGCCCACTCAGGTCTACCCAGCCGAGCGGTTCAAGCATTCCCCCACACTTGCACGTAATGCCGTCTTTCTTGCCTGTATCATAATGAATCAGCCTGCAATCAATACATCTGTATTTCATTACTCGTGGTTCATTGGTCTCCACATCAAGCCATCCCTTCTAATTTTCTTGGTTGACTACCGTTGCTCTGACCTTTATCTATTGCTCCATTACTCTTATCCTAGGTTAGGATTACCTGGAGATCTTCTCAGTTACATGCCATACATCACGCTTAGTCTCGCGTATCATGCCACACTCATCGCGTTCAAACTCATTATCCGACCCCGTTTCTTTCACCACCGTATAATCTTTACTCAACCTATCCAGTGCCTCTGTCACCCTAAACAGTTCTTCTCTGCTGTGTACCGTACCCTTGTACATCTTGTTCTCCTCCTTATACGGTTGTTTAGTAACGCTTGGCTTATATCTGCTTAGCTCGTCTACAATCTTTGGAACATGTCCCTGTGACCGCCTATTACCGATTGACTGTATCCTAGCTGTTGGCTTACGTGGATGACCATACTCATCGTAGTAAGTCCCTCTTGCTGGATGGATGTCACAGTGTAGGCAGCATTTGCCGGGTGATATATTGCTGCAATAGTGGCATTTGAAAGTGTCTTTATAAACTGATAATGGTAGATAGAATTCCGGATGAAATTCTCCGCTTCTGCTTACCCAAGCAATACCAAAGAAATCTCTGAGTCTCTGTACTAAAGGACGCTTCAATGCAATCCCTCCTTGACTACCGTTGCTCCAAACTTCATGTAGTGGTTTATAACTGAACTTTCCATGATCGGGTTCAACCAGTACTGGCCTACCAATATAATCAGCATGCTAAATGGATCATGACCATCCAACATAGATGAGTTCCGACTCACATACTTGACTCTTGCTTCGCTAGGATACTTTTCTCTCAGTCCTAGACCCTTCCATAGATCATGGGCCTGTGTGACATCCTTCCCAACTACAAGGATTAGCTTTGGAGTAGTTGCTGTGTTCACCGTCACAAACCTACGCCTCCCTCGACCACTTCTCTCACCCTGTCCATGCCTGCCTTGATCTGGGCTTGAATATCTTTGACTTGCTTTAGTGTTGTAGCCTGATCAACTCTCGGGTTCTGAAGCTTAGTCTGTACCCGTCTGATCTTTGCCTGTAGTTCCCTTACTTCCAAGTCAGTATAAAAAGCTACGTACTCATGCTTGCAATGTGGACATGTGAAGTGCGTCTTCTCCACGGCTCCTGGTAACCTTGCTGTCTGGAAGCCATTCACCTCGAACTGTTTATTGCAACCTTCGTTACAAATGGCTGGCATAGCCTTACTGGTTTGTGTAGTGCTCAATGCGATCTCTCCTTCCTTAAATCCCTATGAATTGTTTACGCGTTGCTTTCCAGCACCCACACTTGCATGATAAATCATGCTTTAGCGGCACTCTCTTATATGGATCTCCAACAGGTAAGTAGGCAGGTGGAAAACTGTACGGCCTATTAGCGTACTGCAACCTGCCTTCTTGGTACTCGATCTCATCCAATAGAGATATGAGTTTTCCTTTCAGCCTCCGGCGCTTGAACCACCCTACCGCATTCATCTCGTCACGAATATCTAATGCTTCGATTTTGAGTCTTCTCACTGTATCCGTTACATTCACTCTCCATTTCAGCAGTTTTATTACGTTTTTACGATATACCACCCGTAATTTTGGAGACCGCTATATCAAACCTTGCCGCAAATACGTTTCTTTCATCGGTATTTTGATCGCCGTTGTAGCCATATATTACTTGCTTCGGATCGTATAGACTCTTTGTTCTATCCAGTGTGTATGGACACTGCTCGTTGCCCGGGTATTTCCCAACGTCCACGCCAGTAGTGCTGATGATTGTTGTCGATGGCAGGATATACGGCTGGCCTTCCTGAAGCTTCAAATATGCCGCCAGTTCATCGGGTGTACCTTCGAGCGTTCCGTCTTTATGGATTTTCATTGTCATTTCCCTCCAACACGGTTCCTTTGCAGCCACATCTAAGACAGGAATAAGTTCCTACAAGTTCTGGGTGATCAACTGAAGCTGTCGTTATAACAATTGAGTCGCAACCACACTCACGACAAAAATCGCCTACACCTTCAGCGATTTTGGCTCTAAAGGATCTCCGGTTTAGTTTTCGACCTATCATGAATTTTTTCGTTTTTCGAGATATTGAACTAATCCGTAAATCGTGTTTGTCTAAGAACCTAATGTGTCGCTTTTTGGTTTTCTTACTGAACCTCATTCAAACACCTGCCTTCGTTTTTAGAATACCTAGTGAGATTAGCAACCCATGCACCTTAGTTCGCTCTCACCTCTAAGCTTTTGGGGTTTAGATTATGGGTTATTATTTGCGAACCACCTGTGATTCCCTAAGCCACATTTCTGTGAGACCAACTTTAATCTTTACATCGCCTATGTCATCATCAACTTCAGTAACCATCGCTTTAGTTAGCACCAAATCACCGACATGGTAGATTGGCTCGCCGTTTTCGTTAAGAGTCACTTCGTTATCTAGAAAGATCAATTCACCACAGATCAACTCTTCCATTTCTTCTGGAGTGTAAGAGCCAAACGCCTGAATGAATTCGCCCATCTTTAGAGTCGCATACCCATCCGTAAATGTGAGATTACCGATGCCGTTAACTTTCTCCCATATTTCCGTGTGGTACTTAGATAGGACCCTGACACCTTTCCATGTGACCCTAAATTTCACGCTCTGGTTTAAATCAACTCGAAACTCCATATCGTTCACCCTTCCTCTACTTCACTAACAAATGGTACCCCTGCGTCAGACAAGAACTTAACTTCAAGCCTTGTCCAGTACGATTCTGGATGCCGGTATTGGTTCCATGCTGGGCAAAAGGCGTCTTTCTTGAATGCCTCTGAAGCAGATACCCTTGCCCTTTCCTCGTCTTCGGCTAAAACTATTACGTATACAGGACCATTTCCCATATAGCCATTGAACACTTGATAGAGATTCAAATGAATCACCCTCTCTGGACATAGAAAAAGCCACCCGGGTTATGGATGGCTTTATGTACTACTTATGAAATTGTCGGCTATTACGGTGCGTTATTATATGCTCCGCTTTGGTATGCCCTATCAATTAGTTTGATATGACCTAGCAATTCCTTTCGCTCGTTCCTGAGATCTGCAAGATCCTTAGCTGTGGTTTCTACTTCTGCTTCAGCTGTGGCTATAAATTTTCTATGAAATGCTTCTCTCTCGTCAGCATTAGATATCCATTCCGCTGCAACGGTAACCACTTCTACACGAGCCCGGAGAACAGCAAGCTCGTTTGACTTTTTTACTGCAGTTTCTTCAAGTCGCTTGTAATCCCTGTTCAACCCTTCAATCCATGTAGCTAGGCCCTTTGATTCAACGCTCATCTTCTCACCTCCCAACACCACAATTCGCCATTAGGAAGGATTTTCCTCTAAATTGGTCGAATATTGGTAAATGAAAGGAGGGATGAATAAAATGGCAACTTATATTGTTAATAGTGGACCTGAAAAGGAAGTTCACAGATCAGCCCACACGGTATCTGCATGCAACATAAACTTGATTAGTTCGAGTCACAGGATTGATACAGATGCTGACTACACTTTACTTTACCCTGCGACCTATGACGGTTGTAAACACTGTTACGCTGCAAAACATCGCAAATAAATCTTTTAAAGAGGAGCTGATGACTCCTCTTTTCCTCTCAATACCCCAATACCCTCCATATACGGCACGCCATTACTCTCATGCCACCAAATACATTCGTCCGTTGTAATGCATCCGGATTTGAGATTCATTTGCCATACGCCGTTTTGACTACCGTCTGAATAAAAATAAGGATATGGTCTATACCCTTGACTCTTTGCTAATCCTACGCTTGCCTCGTCTATAAGAGTGTTTGGCGGCGCCTGAGCACCTTTCCACTTCCCAAAACCGTTCTCCCAATCAGTTATGTGCCCTGACATGCCATGACCACAGCAACACCCCAATGTAACAATGCCCAAGTTGTTTAATTCTTGTATCTCGTCTGCTATACAGGCATCTACTACTACTTCTCTTTTACCTTGATTCACATTTATGATTTTCACCATCTTGTAGACTCCATGGAGACACATAGCCATCCCCTCCTAAATGTTACAGATGTCCCTAGTTTATGCGTTTCAACATTATGCATACCTTTTAGCTTCGCTAACATTTATGAAGTTAACGAGGGTACAGACAGCCATACACCAAACCACGTTCTTCGTTATCGTCTGGATTCTCGCTGGCTGTTGCTTCAGCAGTTCCTCTACAAAACGGACAAGCAAGGTTCTTTCCCTTCGACTTTTCCATATTAACTAAGAATTGACCGCCACACTCTTCGGACAGACATTCATACTTCTCTAACAAAGGTTGTTCCAA